TACTTAGACAATGTCTGGTACGCTTGCAACGGCAGCAGCATCGCAAGTACTAAGTAACATCGTAAATAGAACCAACGGTGTTCGTGCTGCACGAATAGCAGGAGCGGTTGCACGAGTAGCATTTAACAATCGTGGAACGATACTGCAAGGTGCACGGAGAGTCCGACGTGCAGTAAAAGCGATACAAGCACGACGACCTGCAAGCGAGCCGCCAGCAGCTAAACGACAAAAACTTGAAAGAGCCGTTGGTAAAGAACTCTTAAAAGAAGCCATGCCTCCTGTACGTAACGGTCGGAGATTGCGAAGACGCAAGCCGATGATGAAACGTCGTCGCATGAAACGTACCAAGAAGACGTTCAAAAGCAAGCTGGCACGACGAACAGAACCAGGTTTAAAAACGAGGCTGTTAACACACCGTTATGACCAGTTAAACGGAGTTTTTCCGTTAACTATGGGAACGTTATACACTTCGCAGTTCCCTTACCCTCCAGGTACATCAGTATTTAACACGGAAAATACCGTTACACAAAGAGAATTCCTAGTTAAAGGATTCAGAATCCAACGAGAATTCAATTACGGAACAAGTCCGCAAGGTCCTATGGAATTGCACTATGCAATAATGCAATACAAAGGAAATCCAGAAACATTGGCTGCAGCAGGTACTAACGTACCAGCGACACTGCCCAAAAATTTCTTCCGGATTAACACAAACAGTCAGACGGAATCAATAGATTTCCCATCATACGCAGCAACAGGAACTCCGTACGACATACGACTGTCATGCTGCGCAATAAACCCAGACAATTCATGGCGAATTATCACTCACGTGAAAAAAAAAATAGGCCAAATGGACGGAGGGGACAGCAACAGAGCTGACGTCAATATTTGGAAAATTAAAAAATATTGGAAATTTGGCAAACAATGTCAATACACTGCAACAGGAGGTACCATCCTAAACCCCATATACGAAGTATGGTGGTATCTAACAGGTGCAGAAGTATATCACCCAAGTAACCCGGTGGGAATAAATTACCTTCGTACTGTGTCACAAAACACGGTGATATTCAAAAATAATGCATAACCCTACTTAAATTTACATATAACCCTAGGGTTACGAAACGGCCGTCGGCTTACGCCTCCGGCCCTTTAACCGGCGGAGCCGGGGAACGGGGACCTATCTCGCCGGAGGCTCGAATAAAGATCGGCCAGGGGCCGAATAATGCCTGCGGCGCAAAGAACCACCAACCCTAACCCTAACCGTTAACCCTAACCCTAACCCTAACCCTACCCTATAGTTACAAGTACGTAACCCTATAGCGGTCTTCGGTCATAGCCGCCCTATCGGGCTCTTCGTTGGTGAACACAACAACGTGAACAGGAGCAGGAAGAATCTTAACTCTCGAAGCGTACTTCGACGAAAAGACAAGCTGGTCCTTCAGTTTCTCTAAGACAGAGTACTGGAAATGCTCCATAGCGAGTCTGGGCAGATCAAATAAAAATACGGTCTTAGTTTCATCTATCGCATACGCTAAATCATCACGTTTACCAACGGAGAGAAACTGTGTTGTTGCAGGAAACTTCGATACATAATAACGGACAAACCAAGATTTGCCCTTACCCCCATCGGGATCCACATAGAACAAGACCGTACGGTCGTCGGCTAGTACTGATAATGACGACTCGAGCTCGAGCTGCCACTCACGTGGTACGCAAGCTCCTCTGTTGAGGTCAGGGAGGGGTCGGAGATGCCCAGCGAGTTCAGTGAGTCGAGGGTATCGAAGGAAGAGTGCGGGGAACTCCTCAGCAATCTCTCGTTGAGAGGGTGCATGATCGAGGGCGACCACCCATTCGCGAAAACCGTCGATGTCGGTTCGCTTACCTTGCTCGGACGGAATGGTTCCATACTCGTCGAAGTCTCCATCCTTGGCGCAATAGGTGCGATTGGCAGCGCTTGACGCTTTTGCTTTCTCTGTATGCGCTCGGAGACCGGGGATCTTTCTGGCGACGGTTTCACGCAACGGCGTGAAGGTGATAAAGAACCCCTGAAGGTGGGGAGTTCCCGACTCGCCGGTTTCACGTCCAACGATTGCATACTTGATACGGGGCTGGACGAGCGTGAAGGCGAGGTCGGCACATTCATCTTCCGTCGGGTTGTTCAATGTAAATGCCCAGCGACAAGCGCCCGACGAACGAGAATGAATTAAAGAAGGCATGGCTAAAAAAGTGTGCTGTAATACTAAGAGATTTCGCACACTTTCCCAAACCCGTTTCGACTCCGTTCGGAGTCTCACAATTACTTAGACAATGTCTGGTACGCTTGCAACGGCAGCAGCATCGCAAGTACTAAGTAACATCGTAAATAGAACCAACGGTGTTCGTGCTGCACGA